GTGGACCTCGAGGGCGAGTTCTGTTACTGTCTCGTCTACGGTGTCGGGTATTGCGAATACCACGCCTCCACCTTTCTACCCTTGCCGTCCCATGTGATAGTGCGGGACTTGCTTGCAATTTTGCATTTCTAATGCATATATACAAGTAAACGGGATAAGCTGCTTCCCTCTATCTCAATCATCTTCCCCCCCATGTCTCAGGTTCCACGCCAGCCCCAACACATACCTGTCACTGACAGGCTCGCCGTTCATCAGCCGCCGCAGGGTTTCCGAACACACTTCCGCTAGCGGATTCCCCTCGATGGCGCATGACGAGTACGCCTCTTGCGCTATGCAGAGATTCTCGTAGGATTGCTCTGCGATCCATTGCCTCGCATGGAATGCGGATGGGTGGGGCTTGCCGGGTTCTAGTTCACCGCGTTCAGCCATTCTCGGCCTCCAGCCTCTTCTTCGCTTGGGAGGAGTTCCAGTCTTTGTCCAGCCTAGACATCTCTGCCGCTGGGTGTTCAATGTCTGCGACGGCTGTGCCTTGCCTCCGCCACCATCCCTCCCTGTACGCTTCCCCCACCTCAGTGGCTAGGCGGGAGCGGAGGCGGTCAATCTCGGTTTCTGCTTCTCGGAGGGCATCGACTAATCCCGTGATGTCGCCCATGTGCCAGGAGCCGTCCCGCTCGCGGACGCGGCTCACTATCTCATCTGCTGTTAGTCTCGGCATGTTAGTCCTTGGCCTGCCAGAAGCGGCAGGCGGTAGCATCTGCTGCCTTCTCTATCGGCTGTCGGTCCCAGTGGCACAGGCCGTGACGGGTATGTGGTGGACGGTCGTATCGCTTGAAGAACCGACACTCCTTGCACATGCGATCTATCAGCCTACTACTCATCCTCCACCTCCGGAAGTGGGAGCCAGCGGCCCGACTCAAAGCACGCTTCGTACTCAGGCCAGCGGATGCAGGACACGGCTTCGCCATCCCGCCATAGCACCCATGTCCCATCCTTCGGCGGCAGCTCCTCCGATACCTTCCTCCAGCGGGTCTGGTCTAGGAGCCGGATGAGGGATCGCTTCGCCTGCTCGATCTCATCCCGGCCCCAAAGCTGATGGTGCAGCCCCTTCAGCGCCTCCATCTCCCCCCTAGTCATGGTCCTCCTCGTAGAAGAACCTCGGCAGCAACAGGTCGCCTTCCTCGCAGACGAGGCTAATCCCTGTCGGCTGCTCGTCGTCCTTCTCGTCCAACGGCACACCATTCTCCTCCGCAATCTGAGTGCGCCACACTGCGAGGGCATGTGCCCAATCCGCCGCCACCACATACATGGGGCGGTCGCAGTCTTGCACATGGAATAGCCTCATCCTTCCTCCTTCTTTCCTGTTCCCTCGCCGGCGGGGCAATCTTCCGTTGGCGGCTCTCATTCCACCTCCGGGAGTGGGAGGCAGCGGGCGGCGGTCATTGCTGCCCTGTGTGCGCCGCCAGTGCAATCACAATCGTCGGCATCCCCTGTTTCCCTGTACTCGCACCCTGCCTCACAGCCGCCTTGCTCAAAATGGGCGAATTTCGCTCGCTCCAGATTGTGCAGCGCCTCCCTGTACTTGTCACGCTCTGCGCGGAGGGTGGCGATCAGCTTCATGCACGCCGCGATACCCCTCTTCTCAAGCCCCTGCGGGCTATGAACGCACGCACGCAGCCTCTCTATCTCCCTGTCCTTCTCGGAGCAGGATGGGCAGGGGGGCAGATTGATGATGCCCTGCACATAGGCCCCGCATGTCGGACAGCGCGGCTCTACTCCTGTTGCCATCTCAAGCCTCCCTTTCCTTGAGGGCTATAGCAAAACCCCTAGCGGTTTCTCTGCGGGCGGCATCTGCTCTGGCAGTATTTGCAGCGCGACGAGTCCACCCTTAGTCTCTCCCACCACGCAGAAGCCTGCCCTGCGGTAACACCTGCCAGGATCACGCTTGCGGCGCACATTGCCTGCATCCACAAATGTCACCATGCCCAACTCGGGCGGGTCGCCCCACTTCCACCGTGTTGCGGCTATCGCTTCGCAGATTAGTTCGCTTGCTATCGGCCCCGACTCGCGGCGGAAGAGGCTGTTCACCCATGCCCCCGCCCAAGCGTGCTTCACATACTCCGCAAAGGGCCACGATGTAACCCACAGGGCCGAGTCTGTGAGTAGAACTAGACACCTGCCCGGCGGCACAAACTGCGGCGAACCAGGCTTCTGTCGGTTGTAGTGCCGGTCGGCCAATGGCAGGGCCGCAGGGTCGGCGCGATGTGAAAGCTGCCAGTGGATCACTCCCCCCTTTCCTTGAGGTAGTGGAGAGGGCGGGCTGGATGGCAGCCATTGCGCTGCCCCTGCCGGTGTGCTCGTCTACAACCTCGGCCATTGCCACCGCCGCCTCTGCCAGCGCGTCCGCAGCGGCGAGGGCTTCTGCTTGAGCGTCCTTGGCGGCCAACCATGCAAGCCACGCGAAGTCGCGGGCACCTTCATCAAGCGATTCCACAACCACAGTCTTCTCAACCCACACATTGAACAACCTCTTCTCCTTCGCCAACTCCTCATCCGTCAACATCTTCTTCATGCTATCCCTCCTCTACTCCGCTATGATGATGACCGGGTCGCCCTGTAGTATGGTTTCACTAGCGCACCACCACGATCTTTTCAGGTTCCTTGCCGGGCTCGCGCTTGAAGTACACGCCACTCGTCTTGGGCGGGTAGCTAACTCTGCGGCCCGCCACGTCGTAGTATCTAACTCCTGTGCCTGTCTCATATTTAGTCGGAGGACTAAGCGGCACTAAAGGTGGCTCCGTGATGCAACGCCAGGCGGGGCCGCTAAACTCCGCGCCCATGCTGTCCCGCACCAAGGCTCTCAGCACGGCCAGGAAGTATTCGCAGCGTGTGCGTATCGTCTCACCTGTTACCTGGTCGTAAGCCTCTCTGCTACCGTCGCCGCCGCAGTACGGAGTAGGGGGCCATACTACGAGGTCATCAGGGAATAGCATGTCCTCGCAGCCGCCACCGCCGCCGCCGGGCAAGGCGTGCATGTCGGGATCTCGTGCGTAGGCGGGGCTTGCTAGCAGCATCAGCACAACCGCCAGTCTCCACATTGCTTTATAGCTCCTTCTCCCTCCTGTCTATCCTCTCCACACGCAGGGCCGCACGATCAGGTTTCGCGCCGGGTGTCCGGCGTCAGGCTTGATCGGGCATTCCTCATCACGCTTGTCGTGGAACACGGCCCGACTGTCTGCCTTGTCGAACCAAAACGCCTTTGTGCCGCAGCAGGCATCCAGGACCGGCGGGTATTCTCTGTCATCGCTCATTTGTCACCTCCATTGTTTGCCGAACAAGACGTTCCAGAGGACGGCTTGCAGCCGCCTCTGAACTCATCGTTCTCCTGAAATAAATCCATCTGCCGCGTTTCCCGCTCGATGCGCTCGCAGGCGGCGTTGAAATAGTCCTCGTCGATCTCCGTTGCGGTCAGATACGCGCCGAAGTAGTGGCAGGCAATGGCGATGCTTCCGCTTCCCATGTGTGTATCGAGTATGCGTTGCCCCGGCTTTGCCCAATTCGCAAGTAACCACCTGTAGAGCTTCGTCGGCTTCTGTGTGGGGTGGATTCTAGGCTCCTCGGCAACGAAGCCAGCGTTTGCGCAGTAAGCAAAAAGGCGAGCACGCCCCTTAAACGACGACCAAGCAAACTCCCATTCAGACGAGTTTTTTTGATTCGGTCGTACCTTGTCCCAACAAATAGGTTGCTCTGTTGGCGGCAGATCAAAGAAGTTTCCGCCCCAAATTATTTGATTAACTGATACGCGGTAAACTTCCTCGAAATACTCCTTTGGCGGTGCTACGTCCCACACTTCCGCGCCACTGCCGATCATGCCCGAATATGCCCCGTTTTTTCCGCCGCCCTTTACGAGTCGATCCCCGATCCCGTAAGGCGGATCAACAATAGCCAGGTCGAAGTGATTGTCGGGCGTATCCCGCATCAAGTCCATGCAATCGCCCAACCTCAAATCAAGAAAGGGAGAACAAGACGGTGGAGCCAATGCCCGCCCCTGCGCTTCGCTTGTGTCAGTCATGGCTCACCTCCGCGTTCGCAATATCGACCTCGGCCACACGCAGGGCCTAGTAGACCCATAGCGCGGGGCGGTTGCGCTCGTAGCACATATCCAAGTGAACGAAGCCCCTGGCTACGCCGATCCCGACGAAACCATACCTCCGCGAGAGTGCGACGAGCCTGTCTCTCTTGCCTGCATCCGTGATGCGGATATCAACGGCACGGCCCGTGGTGTGCGGGCCTCCTCCGGGCATTGAGGAGGAGCCGACTCTTTCGTCATGGCGGCGACAGCGGAAGCCACTTGTAACGGGCAGCGGGAACCCGCAATCATGCCGCAGCTCGTCCAGCGACCCCATAAACTCCGCGTCCATGCCGCCTGTTGGGTGGAGGTGTTCGTCGTAGGTGCATCCGCATTTACAGCCGACTTCTTCCCGCGTAAAGTATCTCCACATGGTCTAGTCCTCCTGGGTCCATTTGCTGAAGGATATCCTTCATTCTCCCCCTCCTAGTCGTCGCTTCAAGACGAAGCGCCTAGTGCTTGGATTAGATCCCTGAACATCGCCGCGTCCATCGCCACCATGCGCTTCCACGGCCTGCCTCTGCCTTGACGGAGTTGCATCAGTAGCGCGGGTATAACTGGCTTCTCCTCCCGCTGTCGCTCGGCGTACTTCGCGGGCTGCTCCAGCATGGCCTCATAGGTGCGGCTCCACTTCGCCTTGTCCGTCTTGATTTCCCACACAAGGAAGGCGACGCCGAGGTCTTGCAGCTCCAGGTCCATGTCGCTGATCCCGTAGTCGGGCCGCTTCACTCGCTTCGTGGGGGCGATCTCCGACAGGAACTCCGCCGCCTTCAACTCACCCTCTCGGCCTATGCTTGCTGCACTACGAGGCACGCCTACGCTCCCTGGCCTTGCGGTTGTACTTGCGTAGCGTCGGAAGGCATTCATCGCAGGTGCGGGACTCCGTTGCTTCGCCTAGCGACTTCCCGCAGACGTGACAGGTGTACTCGCGCTTCATCTGACAGCACCACAAGGCTTCGGCCTTCTCGGTGTAGCGGTAGCCGCAGGCCGGGCAGGCGTGCGGGTGGGTTGTCTTCTTCGCCTCTGCCAGTTCCGCAAGTGTCTTCGCCCTCATCGGCCCCCAGGCGTTCGGCGTCTCGTCGTCATGCTGCCGGATGTCGGGCCAGTCGCCAGGGATGAATAGCCCCGCGAACTGCGCCTGGTAGTCTGTCTTCCTCGGGAGCGTCGGGATGTCGCGGTTGTTTTTCTTGCGCTCGGCGTACTCGCACTTCTTGCAGCGGTGCGTCCAATACTTCCTGCCGAGGCCTGTCTTCTTGAGCCGGAAGGCATGGAGGGGAAGATCCTGGCCGCAGTCGCGGCACGTCCTAGTCATGGTCGCCCCCGTTCTTCTTCGCCCGCCTGCGGCGGTCCTGTTCGCGGAGTTCGTCCGCACTCGGGATGGTTTTCTCCCCCGTGCGCTTGCGCCGCCCTTTTACATTCTTAGACATTCTTACTTTGTGGTCGCGTGATGGTCGCGTGATGGTCGTATGGCTGGTCACGCGCCGGATAAAATGGACGTATGACTCGCCCTTACGGTGCTGGAACCTGTCATAATTCCTGATAGTTACGATTGTGCCCCTGTTGGTCGGCTGCTGGTCGCATATCCCCATCTCGCGGAGCATTTTCAGGCCAGTGCGGATTTCGCGCTCCGTCTGGTCAAGCGTGGCCGCAAGCGACTTGCGGCCCACAAACACTTGTCCCCGGCGCAGCCTCACCACGGCGCGAGTGGGCTCCGTCATCACGAAGTCCCCCGCCTCGACTCTTGCCTTGAGAAGTAGGTGGAGGAATAGCGCCAGCGTCTTGCCATCTTGGAGGAGCCCCGAGTCTTCAATCCGCCTCCAGACGAGCAGAAAGCCTCTATACATCGCCCCGCCGCAAGGTTTGAGAAACCCCCGCCCCAAATCCCACATCCAAGGCGGGGGCACGCAAATACAGGCTGTAGAAGCCAATCTGCGCGCTGACCGTGACTAGCGGCTACGCACGCACATTACTCCCCGCACTCTGCGGGGATCGGTGCGCGAGGAGAGACTTGCACTCCCCCGCCTCCGCGCTGTAACCGGAGACGCCTGCCCGCCGCGAGCGGGCCTCGCGCAGAAAAGGCGAGCCGCACACCGGCCCGCCTCCAGGTACTAACGAACACGAACCATTGAATGAAAAGACCGGGCCTGTCCCCGCCAGCGAGGGAAACGGCCCATTGTGATTGTCTCCATGCTGGCTAGCTGATGCACCTCAGCGTATCCTCACGGACTGCCCCTGCACGAGCTCCGCGCCAGGGACTTTCGCGCCATCCTTGAGCGCGGCAATGATCGACTTCTTGTCGGGCTCGAACTTCGCTGGGATCTCGCGGATGAAGTCCTCGGGGAGCGCCGACTGGTCGAGGACGTTGCAGCTTGCGGGGTTGTTCTGAAGGCGCACCTTCAGGATCTCCCCCTCCACGACCTCCCGCTTGGCGCGCATCATCTGATGTTTAATGTATTCCTTGAGCCAGCGGGCTTGGCCGTCGCAGGCCCGTGCCCGCTTCGCTAGCCTGTCGGCCTCGGCCTTGATTGCGTCCCGCTCCGCCTCTCGAGCGCGTACGAGCTTCGCCACGTTCTCGACCTTCGCCGCGAAGTCCTCTTGGATCTCGTCCAAAGCCTTCTCGGAATCCTCGTCAAGCACACCCTCGCTGGCCTCCACGGCCAGGAGCAGGGCCTGATACTCGTCTGCTAGTTTGTAGAGCTGCATGGCTTCCCTCCTATTGCCATCTGTCGGTGCGGTCGCCCTCGTCGATGGGCTCCGCCGTGATGAGCATCCACACACCCGACGCGAGGAGGATCCCTATCCACGCGGCGGCGAACTTCGCGCCCCACGTCACGACACCCCAGCGCCATACGAGGACGCAGAAAGCGACGGCGGCAGTCCAGGCCAGCGCAGTGCCGATGCCGTCAATCATCCTGTCGAACATCTCCCGCCTCCTCCCGCGCCTGCTCGTCTCGTGCGTTCGCCAAGGCCTCGTCGATGAGCTGGAAGCCTCTGTTCATCTGCTCGAGCATGAAAAAGTCTCCCAGGGCCTCGGGGCTGATGACGTGCTTGCGTTCTTTCATCGCTCACCTCCTAGAAGGGTAGGTCGTCCTCTTCGTCGCGGTATGCTGCGGGGTGATCTGCGGGCGGGCCATCCGCCTCGCTAGGACTGGACTCGCGGGAGACTTCCTGCGTTGCCGCGTTGGCGAGCTTGCCCCTGCGGGCGAGTTCCTGCGTGGCGCAGTTGATGACGTGCTGATTCTCGGCGGCGTACTGCTCGTGATTGGGGTCTACGTTGTCGATGATCCAGGAGAGGTATCCCTTCTCGATGTCCTTCCAGGGTGTGCCCTTGTGCTTCTTCCCGAAGCGGCACGGCTGCGAGCCGTCCCACGAGGAAGGAGCCGGAGCGGGGGATGGAGCACTGCTGCTCGGCCCCCCCGCCTCAGCGCCTCGGGGGGGTGAGTCCCCTGCGGTGTGCTGCGCATTCGCGTGTTCGTTGTCGGGCTCGCTGGATTCCAGCATGAAGGCTTTCAGATTCGCCATCTTGAAGAGATAGCTGGACGCCTTCCCCGGCCCCTTGTCGCCTCCATCATCGCCAAGCCCGAGGGCGGGGACTTCCACGAAGTCTTTCGGGGAGTCCACGTTGATATAGCGGATTCCGCCGGCGATGAGCGTACGGTTGCCGTTCACGCTGAATTCACCGAAGTAGAGCTGCGGGTAGATGCCATGCCTCACCATGAGCGGGTGAAGCAGCGCGGCCACGTCATCATGGCTCACGAAACTGTATGTGAACTCGCCGCCGGACTTCATCCGCACGCGGGCGGTGTCGGCCTTGGCAACCGACTCCACGTCCGCCATAACGGCGAGCATCCGCTGGTGGATGTTGGGACTCTGGTGGATGTTGGGACTCTCAGGCATTGGCAACCTCCTCAAGCGGACCGGGCAGCAAACTCGTCGATGATGAAATGCTCATATACGTCGCCCCGGCCTTTGGGGTTAGCGTAGTACCAGGATCCCGAGGACTTGCATGGGCCGGCTGCTGATTCTTGCAGGATCCAGCCGTCGCAGCATTCGCGGCGAACTAGGTCGTGGATGTTCTCTGCCTCAGCCACCCAGCAGTCATCGCTGCGGGGCGGCGCATCGCTGAGGTGGTGAGACTCGTAGAAAATCCGGTAGCGTTTCATGGGCTATTCCTCCCTCTTAGAGTCTGTAGCCTTGGCGATAGCGGTGTATGCGTCGCCTACGATCGCACCTACTATTTCTGCCATTCTATCCCTCCCTGCCGATAGGCTCAGACATTGGCAACCTCCTCGCGGTCGCCGCGCGCCCACTCGAAGAAAGCCGCCTCATCAATCAACCACTGCCCGCGCTTCACGGGCTGCGAGCAAACGCGCTCAAAGCCGTTACGCTTGCGGAGGTCAATCAGCCGCTTAAGGCCCCTGTGCGTGGGCCAGACGTGATAGCGGCTCCATTGTGAGGCAGGGATCATTCGAGTAGACACGCGGCTCCTTTCGTTGTGTGCCCGCCACGAGCGTGGTGGACATGGAACACTCTAGCATAGTTTCCGCCACTGTCAACGCCTATTCGCAATTAAAGTGAGGCGAACACTATCTTTTGAATACCTCAAGCCACAACGGGTAACAACCAGGAAAAATAAGGGGGAAAAAGAGTGGAAATTTTTTGAAATTGACCCGAGGGAGACGTACCATATACGCTCCCACAAGGAGGTGGAGCCGCCGCCATTCCCCTCGCGGCGCAATCAATATGGAGCCTTTTGACCGACTTGTGAGGCGACTGCTTGCAGAACGCAATTGGAAGCGCAAGGACTTGGCGGAGGCGACGGGGATCCACCCGTCCACGCTCTCGCACATCCTGAGCGGGAAAGTTGCCCCAAGCTGGCAGTCTGCGAGGAGGATTATGGAAGCACTCGGCATCCAACTGGTTGCTTACCCTCCCGATGGCTCGGGAATGTACGTCGAGCGGGACGAACTCAGGGCTTACTTGCTTGCCTTGGTGAAGGCCCTGGATGACGGGAAAAGCGGGGGTGTTGTGATGCTCGATGCGAAGAAGCTCAAGGAGCTACTGGAATGATTAGCTACGTGAAGTGGATAGGGTACATCGTCGCGTACTACGCGCTGGCCCGCCTCATCCTGGAGGCGAGGGCCGCACCGGGGGGCCTCAAGGCGGTGCCCATCGTGGCGGCGGCGCTTGTGGGGTGGTTCTTGTTATTGCTCCTCACTAGCACCGTCCCGACGTAACAGGGAAATCATGGTCCACTCTTGGGCCACGAAGGACTGGTTAAGAGTGGTCGATACCGGGTGCTATGGATTGCAGGGATGTCCTCAAGCTCCTGTCCTCCAGCGCATTCTCGCCCACTCTTAACCTTTCTTAACCGTCCCGCCAGGGGACTCAAAATCCTCCGGGCTGCGGCCCTTGTGGGTTCGACTCCCACCTCCGGCACCTTTAGATTCAACGACTTACAATCGCGTTAATTCTGCCTTGAATCTCTCCTTGACAGCCGTGGGCCGCGTGTGGTCCAATTGCAGAAATAGAATCGGGCTTTATAATAGATCGGGGGTAATAGTGGGGAGCATACAGGAGAGATATAACAGCGATATGAGCCTTAAGTACCGCGCCAGGGTGAGACTTAGAGGACACCCCCACGAGTCCGCGACGTTCGACAGGCTCACCGATGCGCGGGAGTGGATCAAGGCAACTGAGTCCGCTATTAGGGAGGGCCGCTACTTCCCGTCCCGGAGCTCGATGAAGCACACCCTGGCCGATGCCGTGGAACGCTACACCCGAGACGTTGCGCCCCGGCGGAAGGGCGCGAAGAAGCGGAGCGCGCAACTGCGATGGTGGGGAGAGAGGCTTGGCCCGCGCCTGCTGGCCGAGCTCTCCCCCGCCCTCATCGCGGAGGCCCGCGACAGCCTGACGACAGGCCCGGCAACCGCCAACCGCTACCTCGCCGCGATGAGCCATGTCTGCACCGTGGCCTCGAAGGAGTGGGGATGGATGGAGACGAACCCCGTCCGCAAGGTCGCCCGCCTGCCGGAGCCGCCGGGACGGGTGAGATTCCTGGGCCCCGACGAGCAGTCGGTCCTCCTGAGTGCTTGTCAGAACCGGAAATCAGGCGCGCTCTACGTAGTCGTATTGCTGGCCCTTTCTACGGGGATGAGGCAAGGGGAAATCCTCGGCCTCCGCTGGCCGGACGTGGATCTCTCGCGGGGATGGATCTTGCTACATGAGACGAAAAGCGGGGATCGGCGAGGGGTGCCCCTGCGGGGCGCGGCTCGGGAGAGCTTAGAGAAGTGGGCCAAGGTGCGCCGGCTGGACACGGATAAGGTGTTCCCGCTCAAGAGCATCCGCACGGCCTGGCTTAGATCAGTCGCAGAGGCGGGCTTACAGGACTTCCGATTCCACGATCTCCGCCATTCAGCAGCCTCTTACATGGCGATGAACGGGGCTTCGGCCACGGAAATCGCAGCCCTGCTTGGGCACAAGACGTTACAGATGGTCAGGCGCTACGCCCACCTGTCGGATGAGCACCTCGACAAGATCGTGGACGCCATGAATATGGCCTTCATACGGCCCGGCGGCCCATCCTGAATCGGTAGAGCGGGCAGGGCGGGCAGCAGCACTCCTTGACATCCGCCAGATTCCCGCCCACGCAGGAAACGCAAAAGGCGCGGATCGCATCGGCCCGCGCCCCCGTCTTGCGAGCGGCCACCGCCGCCCTCTCAATGTTCCGAACGTGCTGCTTCACGTCACGCTCTGAATAGACCTCCTGCACCCTAGCCCCTTTCTAGAGTATGGCGGAGCGGCTCTATGTGCGCTCTCCGCCATCTGTATGGCCCGAACGTCACGCAGCAGTATGCGGGCGCCACCCGAGTGGCTCAAGCCCTATTTCTTGCCCTTCTCGTAGGATCTCCCGAGGATCCCCACGCCGAGGATTGCGGCGATCATGTGGAGCAATTCCACGGGGACCGCGATAGGCGGGGTGTTGGTGAGCGCGGCCTTGCCGAAGATGAACAGCAGTAGGCCGACGAAGGCCAGGCCCGTGATGGGTCGCCAGGTGCGGGTGAGCCAGGATTCGGATTTCGTCTCCGCCACCATGACGCCGTGCAGACTTTCCATCGCGGAGGCCTTGAGCTTCGCCAGCTCCAGCTCGAAGGCCAGGCGCTCCTCGTCGGACGTGAATACCTTGTCTGCCGCCTCACCGACCTTCCCGAAGATCCCGCCGATTGCGTCAAGAACTCCCATGCCATAGCTCCTTGAAGATAGGATTCGAGCGCAGCACCTGCACCATTGCAGACTCTAATGCTCGGGTGCCGCGCTCAGAAAGTGAGAGTCCGAGCGTTTCCGCCGCCGCGTGTATCGCCTCATGTGTGAGCACCGCCAGCGGGTCAGCCGCGCCGTCTGATATCGTGATCGCCTGCCGGACTGTCTCCACCACGCCGGCGTCGTCGTAGGGGCGCACGCTGACTCTCCAGGGTGAGCCGAGAACGTCAAGCGTCAGCCCGTCCAGACAACTAAGCAGTTGCTTTCTTTCGTCGGGGCTTAACCTGCGCACCGTAGAGCTTGCCGGTAGTCGGTCCAATGAATCGACCTCCGTGGATCTTCACCGTCGTTTCCTGATGTGTCCCGTTGTGGAAGCGAAACACACTCATGGCCCGCTGCCATCTGTCGGGCCTTCCTCGCGCCCACCGCTGGGGTCCACATAAGCACCCGAGGGATTTCGCCATAACCAGATTGCCGTCCCCCATGAGGGGCTTTGAATGTTCCTGGATGTCGTGAGTGTGTCCGTAGTAGACGTGTCCGCCGAAGGCCTCCGCGTGCTTGTGGGCGTGGTACTTGTTGGCCCAGAGGCCGTGGATGAAAACGGCATCGGCAATGCGGTAGACCTCGCCTGCGGAATGTGAAGGCACCCACCTAACCCGGCGCTTCTTAAGGCCCAGCATCTGGGGCACAGAAAGAAACCCGGCTAGTTCCGGGTGTTTGTCTACGTAGTCGTTAATCCTGTGTTCATGGTTCCCCTCTAGGAGAACGGCCTTGCACGCGGGATTCTTCTTCCGGGCGCTACCAAGAATCTTGTCAAGGACGCCAACAGTATGCGCGACTTCCTCCGCCAGCGCGGGATCCGTGACTCTCCCCGTGCCCTCGTTCCACCTTGACACACTCCAACCGTCCAGCAAGTCTCCGAGGATTATCAGCTCGTCCCACTTCTCAGCCTTGAGGTAGTCGCAAACTGCGACCACCGCCGCCGCGTCCTCAAAAGGGCAATGGATGTCGGGGAGAACGGCAACGAGTTTGAACGGGCGTTCTATCCGGGCCTGCCTAGTTGAGCGGAGGGACGTTGATCTCCATTGCTACAATCCACGGAGCGTCCCGTGTGTCGAACTCGATATCCCGTGGCCGCACCGCTGCGGGAGGGAGACGTTTCGTGGAATGCCGCTTGCGGAAGCGGTATCCTATCGAGTCGTAAATATCAGCTACCAGCTCTGAGCAAATCACATCCTTGCGGTTGAGCCGGGCGAAGAACCTCGCCACTCGCCAGCCGAACAGATGTGCGATGAAAGTACCTTCGGAGTAGGGTGCGCCCTTGAGCTTCAGGGCTGCGTTGTATAGCATCTCGCGCTCATGCTTGGTAAGATCCGCCTTGCGCCGCACGCTGAAGCGGTGCCCCTTCGTGTAGAAGGTCGAAAGCACAAGCGAGGCCCCGCCGATCTCGGCGGAGAGTAAAAGAGGAACGCCGTCCTTCTCCCCCACTTCGATCATGACATGGCGCGGCCAGGTCTTCATGCCGGGGCGGAGGAAGGTCTGTGCCCAGCCGAGAAGCCGGGAATACCACGGACCGCATAGCGCGGCGGTGAGCCATACGTCACCGATCAACGGGAAGTCCTCACAAGCAGCGTGTCCAGCTTCGTGTCCGCAGTGGCCTGCCAGCGGATCACCCTCTCCTGTCCAATCTCGACAACTCGCAGCCTAGCCTCGTGGTCGCCCACGGTCGCGGCGTCCGCCTTACTCTCGAACTCCGCACCGACCCACAGCAGATGCGCGGCAACTGCCGTAGCAGCGGCGAAGGCCGTGATGAGGGCGAACCAGTTGACTCTTTGCGCAGCACGTGGGCTCATAGATTCTAAACTCCATAAATAGTGTTAAGCTCGGCCTGAATCTCGTCTTGCTCCTGCGTGGTCACGGCGCGGTCGTAGACGAGGATGCGGGCGATGTCGCCGCCGAGTGTGGCAGTCATCCCGAACATGCCCTCCTGCGCGCCGATCAGCAGGTGCGCTACGGTGCTGTCCACGTCCTTCACTTGCGTTGCTGCGGCAGTTTGCAGCGTACTCCCGATGTACGTTTCAATCCGCGTGGAGGGCTCCCATACACAGGTGACGCGCCCCCACGTGTTCTGCGCTAGCCCGGTAGCAATAACCGTAGTGGCGTCATAGCCGCTCGCGCTTTCCTGTACAGTGAAACGGCCCGCCTGGGAAAACCACTCGCGCTTGTTCACGGAATGGTACTTCCCTATGATCTCATCGTAATAGGTGCCGTTGTTATCCCAGCGGTAGACCGCGAACACGGTGAGGCCGCGATCATTGTCATGGACTGCTGTGTCCCCAGCGGTCAGGTAATCATCGGTGCCATCAAAGTGGGCGATATCGTAGCCATTCAGACCGGCCTTAGTGATAGTGGGCCGCTGTGACGCCACGCCCTGCGTGAATGTGATTGTGTCGGATACGTCTATAGAGTCGATCTCTTGGCCGTCATCATAGCCGAGGGAATGCGGGTCGAAGTCGATAACCAGCCCGTCGATGCCATCGAAGGAGAAGGCCGTGCGCTGCTGCTGGTCAACGCTTGAATCGCTCAACTCCTCCAGCGTCAAGTCAACCGTGTCGTCGGGGTTGTAGTGGTGCGCGGTAATTAAACCCTTTAGGGTATAGTTCGTCGCTTCGGGCAAGAGCTTATCGTCATGTACCGCCACAATATCATACGGCTCTAGTGTGCGGGCGGCGGGATGCGTGACGCCGGACAGCTTGATTACGCTCCGCTTCTCCGCGCCCCTGCGGACTCTCCGCCGCACGTCCATATCGGCAAGCGCGTGGTCCATGTACCTGTTGGGCTGGATGCGGCGGTCCTTCTTCCGCCCCACGGAGTCAATGGAGGACTGGTCTATGGACGAAATCTTGGAGTTCTGGTTCTTCTTCGAGATGAGCCCCGGATAGGACAGCTCAATCAAATCCCCCTCGGACGCGGGCTTCTCGGTATCGTCGGAGGCCGTGCCGCCCGCCCCAGCGATGCCGAATATGACGCCCGTTTGTCCCACTTGCACAGAGCGCGAATCGGGCGGGACGTTGAGCCAGGTCGTGACGGGATCGCCGTTGTAGACGGCATCGGTGAGCCCCTCGCTGGGATCATCGAAGCGGTAGAAGTCCACCTCGGGATCCCCGCCAGTCTCGGCAGAGGATCGAGTCCGCTCAACCCTGTACGTGGCGAGGGAATAGTTGTTCGTCCCGTCTTGGTCGTGGACTTGGAAAAGCGTGTTCGCCGCGAAGCCGTCCAGGGAACTGACTTCGATAGTCCTGTCTGCCGCCGAGGCGTTGGCGGCGAGCTTCGCTATCGCCTCGAAGTCCGAGTCCCCGTCCCACTTGAGCTCATGCGACCAACGCCCGGACGCCCTCTTGTCAACATAGACCGGGGAGTTGATTGCGTAGTCTTCGGCAGGGGTTGTGTTGAGCCCGATAGTCCCCGCCGAAGGCGAGACGGTCAGCACTTCCATATCCGCGTCAGCGGCGGAGAGCGTGACGATATCGCCGATATCTACGCCCTCAGTAGAATACACATGGAGCGTGGAGCCCGTGGTAAGTGCGACCGATAGCGTGGTCTGGATCCGCTTCTCCGTGAGCCGAAATCCCCACAGCAATGCCCCGGTGGCGGCAATGCCTTCATCCGTGCCGAGCGGCTGGGAGGACACTCTGCCGGACCCGATACACTTCAGGTGCAGGTCAACCGGGTAAGGCCCAAGCCCTGTGAAGGTGGGAGCGGATTCAAACTCGGACTTGGGCGTCAGCCGCATGGTGATGCGGGTTTCGCCGGGGATGACATCATTCACGCTGCGCGTTGCGTGATTCACGATGGGCGCGCGATATCGCTCGGCAGCCGCGTAGTCGCTCGGCCAGAGATCCAGGCCCACCGTGTCGTCGTCGGGATACGGGATGATCTGAGCATCGCCCGCGCGGTCGTAGGTGAATACCGAATCCGACAGGGCGGACGCGAGGCCGCAGGCTTTCCACTTGTCGAGATCCTTGTTTTCGAGTAGCGGGATTCTCCCGCTGTGACGTTCGCCGAAGTACCAGCCAGAATACTCGCCATCCGGCCAGGCGTCAGACTGCGAGAACGGGAACGCGGGCCAACTCAGGCCGCATACGCGGGGCTGGCCTATATCCCCCTGGACGTTCCCGACCGCCAGATTACCCGGCCCCATCCAGGCATCCGCGTGCGAGACGTGCCCCACGATCTCGGGACGCAATGAGGCGATAGACCCCCACTTATTCATCGAGTAAAGCCCGCTGTCGCCGGGCGAGTAGAAGTACAGTTTAACGGTGTTATTCAGCGTCGAGTCGTCAGTATGGATCCGTGTTAGGCCCATCGGCGGCAGGGAGAACTTCGCGCCGTTGTCTTCACCGATACCGTAGGAGTCGGAGTTGTCAACGGTGGCAGTCTGGACTCCCCCCACGTCCTCTATCTTGATTTTCACATAGAGGAAACGATACGGGTAAGCGCCGTTGCGGGCGTCGCCGTGGTTGTCGTCGCTGCCCGTTACGGCTGGCCCCATCTCCATGCGGTCTAGGCAGACAAGCGGGATGTAATAGTTTGTGTCGGAGGTGTTCTTCCGGTGATACCCCATTGACACTGGCGTCCAGCGCCCGGAGATGTGTTCGGCTTCCCCGCCCGGCGCGGTTTCGTACCAGCGGCCCTTGCCCACACCCTCGCCAGTGCCGTCCTCCCCGAACTGGATCATTGTCCCGCCGCCAGCTCCGAACGTGACAGGGCTCTCGCTGGCCGCTGTCTCCACCGGGTAGCACGAGAACCCCGACCGCGCATAGTAGGCGTGGCCAAAGATCGCATCAACGCAATCGTATACATCATCTGAATTGTAGTAGTCGATCCAGCCGAAGAACACCGCGCCCTTGCTGTTGGGTGTGCCCTGGCTAGGGCGCGTGATGTCGCATATTGTGAAGGTGGGGTGCCGGTGCGACGGGAGATATTCAACGGTCTGCGTGTAGTGAGAAGTGCCATTGAAGAAATTGCAACGCACGCAGTAACGGTTAGCCGACCACTCCACGCAGGTATACCAGAAGCTATTATCGTTGTACGAATCGCCGGTATGCTCGAACGAAACGTCAATCATCGGCCCCTGGCCGAAGCAATGCCGGAGGCCGGGATAATAGGAACCAGTGCCAGGAAATTCGTTCGTGTTCGAGTCGATCTTCTGAGTGTAGAGCCCGCGCCCGCTGCGGAGATCCGAGTCTAGCAAGTCCTCATCCGTCAGCGTGCCCGTGAACCTGTGGCCGACATGCCAGGACTCCGCCGCCTTCTCATATTGAGAGATGAGTGGCGAGATGACGTTATCGTCGCTATCTACAATCTTGTGCATCTCGACCATTTGCCAGTTGGGCGATCCGCGAGAGGACAGCGTGAACGGGTACTGCTGGAACGGGAAGCAACAGTTCTCCCGCTGGTGATCCGGTCGGAAGGACTCGTGGCCGATGTACAGGATATCGTATCCCGACGACGACACGGTATCGCGGAAGATGGCGGGGGCAATGACGACATCGGCGGGGGACTGTGCGAGATAAGACGCAGTGGTGTGCCGCCAGAAGCGGACCCGCGCCTCGCGGGAAGTCTGCGTTTTCGGGGCGTAGATTTCATCCGCCGCCATGATGAGGTAGTAGCCAGTATCCGCCCCGGTCCTGCGCCACCAAACCCGCATACACTCATAGCCAGCCGTGATGCTGGCAGAGTGCGACACGGCGGAATACTCGCCACTGTCGGGGTCGTACTCGTAAAGGAGATTGCCGTCTCCGTCCTCATCGCGGAGGAGGTAGCAGAACTTGCGCTCCGCTTCGTTATAGCAGACGTCTACGGCGAGTTCGTTGATTTGGTGCAGCCCGTCCGACTGATACGAGCCGGGCCGCCCGATGCTGCTGACGTGCCGCTCGTCGTCCTGCTCGAACGGAATCGGCACATCGGGCAGCGTCATGGACGCATCGCCCTCGGGGAGCTGGAGCTGCCGGATTGCCTCAGTCCACGGGATCTGTTGGTGCCACCCCCTGCCGTGGGAGATGTCCGAGGCATCACCGCGCTTCAATGCCTCGGCAAGAGACTCCAGCTTAAGCTCCCCCGTGCCGTCGCGTTTCGCCCGGAAGCCCTGCTCGTCCGCTATGCGGAAGATACCTAGAGTCGTCTCGGCTTCGCCCGATGCCTCGCGGGTGATCTTGACCTTGCGCCCCTCCCACGCACCTTCAAAATCGCCCCCGCTGACACCGGGGGCCGTGTGCCAGTAGCCGCCCGTGTTGTCTACTATGATCTTCGACGGGGGCGACAGCACCGGCTGCCCGCCCTGGCCTCGAGCAGCCCACGATATGCGCGACAACGGGAACTGCACGCGCGAGCTAAAGCGCACGTATACGTCCGAGTTGTCAGCGATGTAGACGTGGTGCTGCATCACACTTCCTCGAAGGTCATGCCGATGTCGTAGCCGTGCCCGTCGCTCGTCCAATATTGGTTGAACGTACCGTTGAACGTTGAGGACGTGACATCGTAGTAGGCCCAATGCGGGGACATGCCAAGGCCGAAATCAATGCAGAGAGGTACGGGTTCGGGCACCAGGATCGACCCAGCGCCAGTGTTGAGCCGGAAGGCGCGAAACAGTTCGTCGTATGTGTCCTCGTCCTCCTTGAACCACTGCACAGCCATCGAGTGTTTTGGGCCGCCCTTCATGGTCGCCGACTTCACTGCGTGGCCGTCCAGCATCCGCTGCCGATGCTGGCCTATCGCGTTCCACCCCAGCGCCGGAAGCTGCGTCATGTAGACAGATCCCAGGTTAACGTGCGTGGAACTCGTTGACGCGCCGTGCGGGTTGAGCATTAGCGACACGTCATCTATCGCCGCCCATACTGTGCCGGACGGGGAGTAGAGGCCGAAGTGCAGAGAGACGTAGGCGGTGTTCGCGTGAAGCGCGCCTGTGGTGGCGGCTTCAACGCGGGTCCAGGCGGAGGAGCTGATAGAAACGCCTGAGAGGTTCACTAAGTCGTAGGCGAGGTAATCATAGTCGGAATCGTACTGCGCAACCGCTACGCGGAAGTGCGTGCCCTCTGTGCAAGACGCATGGAGTATCGCAGTGAAACAGCACTGGAGGTAGCGGGCATAGTTGTCGGAGCTGTAGAAGCGCGAGAAGGGAATGAACTCCGTGTAGGCCGTGACTGCGCCGACGCGGTGAGCATGGTCGATGTCGATTGTGCTGGAGGTGCTGTCGGTAGTCATGTAGAGGGCGGCGTTGTCGCTATAGCCCTCCGCGAAACGACTGCCAGTGCCGCTGAGGTTGTAGTATGTGACTTCCGCGTTGGCGTCGATATCGTACTTGTACCAATCAGCGAACGGAGACAACTCCCACTCGCGGCTTGAACCGCCTTCGTCAACAGTCTTCGTGCCCGTGTACAGATTCGGGTTGTAGCTGCGGAAGTCCCTGTTGAGGATGTAGAGGCCCGCCGCGTAGCGGAGGCCGTCCACTGCCGCTATGGTTTCGTTGTAGCTCATGCCACTTCTTCGCCTATGTAAATATCGCCGGTTTCGATGACTTCCTGAATCGCCGCTGCATCGCTCACGGCCTGCGAGCGGTAGTTGACTTCCCCGAAGTAGTTGTGTGTGACGTGTATCGTGGTGGGCGCAGTGCGGGTGACGTGGAGGTTGCGCGTGCGGGAGCCCGGCTCGGCGAGTCCCGTGGTCTGCTCGCGCTCCGCCTGAGACATATGCGTGCCCTCGGGCGCGTTCTTCGCTGAGACTGCGCCAACGGCGATAGCGGCAGGGGCGGCAGCGAGGGCAACCAGCCCATACATCTTGGCGGCGGCGAACGCCTCCCCCGAGTTCTTGGCATTCCCGAGAGACATCCACGCCAAGCCCTCGGCGGTATAGAACAGCGCCTTACTCGCGGCCTGCACTGCAATGGACTTGAGCGTGTCCGCCGCCCACTTCAACACCACCTTGCCGAGTTCGGCGTATGAAGTCTTGGAGCCATGCAGCGCGGCAATCGAGGCATCGAGGAACGTGGACATCCCCTTCGCGCCGAGTTCTCCCGCCGCCTCGGCGGCTTCGCCCATCGCCCATATCCCGCCCGTTAGCTGGCCAATATCATCTGTCATATCCACGAAGTCGGAGAACGTTTTGACCATCTCCACCGGAGGAGCCTGCAACTCGCCTTCGGGGAGAGCGCCCTGTACCGGGATGCCGCCGGACACCGGGGTTTCAACGCCGCCGAAGATGCTCGGCTCCTCCTCGCGCATCCGCATGAGCGTCTTGCGGCGCTGCTCCATTTCCCATTCGTATCGACGCCGCTGCGCCTCCTCCCATTCCGCCCGAGTCCCGGCAGGCCCGCCCCGAGGCATCCCGCCGGGGAGGCCCCCGATGCGCACGTCGCCCACACTGATGCCGGGGACTTCGGGCATACCGGGGAGCTTGGCGGCCAAGCCCGACAGGCGAGTAACGAGCTTGATGAATCCGGCAACGGACGCATCGGCGTGGAACTCGCGGATGTCCCCGAGGAGCCCTGTGGTTTCGACACTGATATCCGCAATGCCCCCCGCCACGTCAGAGAGTGCGGGGACGAGCATATCCTTGAGGGCGAGGGCGAGGTCGGTGCTTGAGGCATGGAGGCGGGCAAAGGGATCGGCTGCACCAGTCAGCAGGCCGCCGGACTTCTCAATGTTCTGTAGGCCGAGGTCCAGGGCTTCGTTGACGAAGGCCTGCTTGCGCTCCAGCTCCGACAGTTCCGAGACGGCCTTGCCGACACTCGCCGCATACTTCGCGTAAGCCGCATCGCTGTCCACGATGATGCCGAGGTTGTCAAGCCAAAGCCGGGACTGCCGAGCAAGGGCGACGGTCAGCGATTGAACCATGTACTCAGTTTCTTGCCCCGTAGACAGCGCGGCGTTGCGGGCGATCCTCATCATATCCCCGAAGCGGTCAACCGGAACGTCGAGCATCATCGCCATGTTGGCGTTTCGCATCAGGCTCACTTCGGCGACTGTGCCCGCCGTCGCGTCCTTCATCTCGCGCATCATCGTGACGTGCGAAGTGCCGGCGGACGAGGCGAAGCCCTGGAACGCCGACCCCAAGTCCCGCACCTTGGCGGCTTCCTCGGCCCACTTCATCGCCTGCTGTCCGGCCTTGACGGCCCCGTAGGCGATGGCAAGCGCACCCATCGCTTTCGTCGCCATGCCGAGGGCTGGCGTGAACTTCTGCTTGAGCGTCTGCGCCTGCGCGGTCGTCGCATTGTCCGCGCCCTTCGCGGACTTCCCTAGCCCGCCCACGGACTTGTTAAGGCCCTGCACATCACGTGCGGCCTTCTTCGCACCCTTCTGCGAGAACTCCAGAACGCCCTTGCGCTTAAGATCGGCCATGCTGTTCCTTCATCTTCTGGAACTTCCGCGCCTCGATCTCGTTGCGAGTCGTGCGGATCACTTCAAACGCTTCCAGTAGCCGGGCCGGTGGAGGATCAAAGCCGTATTCTCGAAGGTAACTTGCACCGTACTCTCGGACAGATCCCTCCAGGGAGACGGCCAGCCAGTCTTCTTCTTCGATGAGGCCGGCAGGGCATACGCCCAATTGCAGGCATATTCCGAAGTAGTCTCTGCGAGGCGAAAGACGCTTGAGGCGGGCCAGCTCTCCAAGCATCCGTGTTCGGTCCAGGCCAAGCTCCTCTGAAACTGGCGGGATGCGATAGCCCTTCTCCGTTTCTTCTACTGTGGGGATTGCTACAGAGTCGTAGTGCTTGAGGCATTGCTTGCGGCGGCGGTCGTGCTGGAGGCCCTTGACTTCGCAGTAGTCGCAGGAGTAGGCCCATTCTCGGCGGTTAGGAAGCTCGCTCTCTCTAAACGCTGTCTCTACGAGGAGGGCGAGCCGGACACGTTTCCCAGGCCAAGGGCGTTAGCCCCCGCGACCTCGTTACTCACCGCGTCGCGCTCCATGATATCAAGGGCGTCTAGAAGTTCCTCGCGCTTGTCTGCCGTGAGTTCCTGGCCGTCCCTGAATATCTTCTTCACGCACTTCCGGCAGGCGGCGTACTGCTCGGCAAGAGTTTCCGCGATCACCTTATCTTCGTAGTACGCGCCCCAGCTTCCGCCCTCGTCATGTAGTCTGCCGGCACGGAAGCCCACGGCATTAGCGCGACGGGAGATCATTTCTCGTTCGATCCCCCGCAGTGCGTCGTCTATTTCAAAGCTGTACTCGCCAAGCGGCCATGACTTCCTGCCCTCGGGGGCTTCGATCTTGACTGTCTTCAAGTGCCCTCCTTACGTTACCCAACTTCCATCGTCGGTGTTGTAGTAGAACTCCCACAGGTTGTCTGAGCCGTCCTGCACGGCCTCGAACTCCACCGTTGTGTAGAGCCGCGCTTCGCCCTCAAGTTGGGGGGGGTTGGTGATCCGGCAGTTCGGCAGGCTTATCTTCCAGTTCTCCGGGCCGTTGTTGCCGGGGGTCGCGTCCCAATCATTATGGATCGTGAGCGCGTTGAGATCCCCTGCCTCGAAATCGTCCCAGGCGACGGTGTCGAGGTCGATATCCCCGATCTTCCCGGTGATCTTCCATGTGGGCACGGTTAGATCCTGCGGATTGCGGTATCCGTTATGCTCGCCAGAGACGGGGACTTCAAACCGCAGCTCCATGTCAATACCAGATCGCCCGCCGAGTGAGCCGAGCGAGTACGCCGTCAGCCATGACGGGCCGATGTCGGCGTGCAGGTAAGTCGTGGTCGGAGAGATCGTCATGCCGCTAGTCGTCACGTCGCCATAGAGCCCGCACTGCAACTCGGCAGACATCCTGACGGGCGAGCCGTCAGCGGGGATCTTGAACGTGAACGCCCGAGGGATCGCGCCGGACATATAGCGACCGGTGCTACCGGACTCCTGGCGGTCCTCCACGTAGATAAGCCGCTTACTGTCCGTGCCGCTGTTCGTAGTGCTTGAATAGCGGTAGGTGAACGGAACGCTGGGGCAGTCGAGCTGATAGCACGTCCCCGTTGAGCCCGCGCCGAGGGACGAGCCCTTACTGTTGCCGATCGCCACAAAGAGCCGCTTAAGGATGTCGAGGTTGAAGTTGAACTCAGGCAAAGTAATGCTCGGGTTGTAGGGCCGCTCCACGCTGCGCGGCACGTCCTGGCCAGTGGCCCCGCTTGTGCTGCTGATCGTGTACGGCTTGCCCAGCATCTTCATGGCCGGAGATAGGTCATGCCCCGGATCGTAGGTAGGCGGCGAGTCCACAGGGACAAGCACGAACGCCTGCGCGCTGCCGGGGGCGCCGCCCTCGGTGGCGTTCTCACTGTCCTTCTGCCAGCCGAGGCCGTGAAGGGTCTGCGGTGTGGTAACGGCCATGTCGGGGCTCCTAGCTCAGAACGGAGTCGTAGAACTTGATTTCGTAGGGATACTCGGTCGTAGACCCAAGCAGTTCGAACTCGGCCCGCTCCTGCACGATGCCCTCGCCCTCGAGGCTCGGCGGCGTCAGGAGGCGTCCGTGCAGCTTGATCGAATACTCCCCGATGGTATCCGGGGAGAGATTGTTGTAGATCAGAAGCTCCGCAAACGTGCCGCCCGTGTAGTCATCGGACAAGGCGTCCACGTCTGCCGCCGCATCCCACGGCCAGCCGAATGAGAACGAGCCGCCCCAGCGATGCACGATGATCTTGTAGGCGTCTTCCTCGCCCCTGCGGGTGACTACCAGCTCGGGCCGGAGGTTGATCGTCACATCGCCCTCGGGGTAGAAAAGCGTAGTGGAGTCTGGCGTGCCGTAGGAGAAGGCGAAGTCCGACGCGATAGCATCTGCCCCGGTTGTCTCAAGCGTGTACGTCCCGGCAGAGGCCACACTGTCTGCGCTAGTCAAGCCCACGAGATCGTAGCCCATCTTCACCGGCCCGCCACTAGCGGGGAAGGTCAGCGTGAGGTTGGAACACACGCACCCGCCGATGCGGTGGTCCTCGTCCGTCTCGCCGGTCTGGTGCTTGAGGCTGATCGTGTACGGCGTGTCCGTGGAGCCATTCGTGTAGACTGCGCCCGTGGCAGGGTAGCCGGAAGACGTGTCACCATGCCCGAGAGTGAAGACGTTCGTGGACTCGTCGCCCGGCGTGCCGTGCATGGAGGCCAAGAGATACTGAAGGAGCTGGGGGCTCAGATTGTGCGAGAAACCTGTTGCCCCCGGCATCTTCCCGATATCCACATACTCGTTGCTCCGCCCGTAGGGCACGCCCTGCATCTTCGGAGTATTGGCGTACTCCGTACCGAGGTTGAGAGTGATGAGGCCCTCTTGCGGGATCCCTTGGGACGGATCAAGGGCGGTGCCGTTCGTTTCTTCAAGTGCAATCCCGTATTCAGACTGCGCCACGTAGATAGCCATGATCTAATCCTCTGAGGTTAGGGCCGTCTCTGACGGCATGGAATCCCAATGCTCGGTAGCGTCATCGAAGGAAGTTTGGAAGCTCGCGGCGGGGTGCCAGGTCAGCAACGCTTGCATTTCGGCGTCCGTGATTACATCCGTTGCGCCTGCGGCAACCGTCGTGTCGCCGATCACGATTGCAATGGAGCCGTTGTTCGTGAACTGCTGCTGTCCCATGCTAATACTCCATCTTGTAGCCGACGTATCTCAGGCTCGCGGCCAGGACGCCGGGGCCTAAGTCGTCGGGATCGCCGGGGGGATTCGCGGGCTCCAACTCTCCGTAGTAGATGTAGCTCGACAGCTCGTTCGGCACGCCGGAGGGCCATAGCTCGGTGCGGATGTCCTCCATGAGCGTGTCGAGCGTTGATAGGCCTGGCTCCTCGCCGCTGCTCACTTGCGCCCGCGTCTTGACGTAGGCGCTGACTTGCACCGAGAGCTGCCTGCCGTTCCGCCCGAAGCCGCCACGGAAACCTTCCTCTGGCTCGATCTCCTCCGGGGAGTGAACCACCACCAGCTTGTCCCGCAGCTTGTTCTTAATGTAGGTGTTTCGCCGCGCCGGGTCGTCGCTCACGAGTAGCAGCACGTCATCGGGCGCGGTAGTCCACGAAGCGCCCTCGAGTTCCTGCTTAACATTCTGTGCGAAGTCAAACAGCATGTCGTGCCACCATTCGAGATAGTAAACGCCGGGGTTGTCCGAGCCGTCCGCGTCCTCCAGTGTGATCGTGCAGACTGCCGGGAGATCCGGGGCGTTCGGGAAGAAGGGCGGGTAGGTGCTCATCGGGTCGGTTGTCGTGTCCACTACCAGCTCTACGTCTGTTGGGAAGTTGCCCGTGGTCTTGCCGTAGAAGATTTGATCCGTCAGCGCGCCATCGGTGAAGCCTTGAATGGCGACTTGCTCTCCGTCCGGGCCTACGGGGGAGACAAACACCTTGAGCCAGAACGGATCCCATCTGCCCGTGCCCTGAGTCAGCCCGTCCTGGCTGAACTCGATGAGGGGCTGAAAGCCGTACTCGCGGAAGATTTGGAGTTGACCGCTCATCCATCACAGCTTCTTAGGGCTCTTGTCTTTGACGCGCTTCCAGAAGTCCCCGAGGAAGCCGTCCGCGATCTCCCCGTGGAGCTTGTCATTCCAGCCAATCCGCAGCCTGTCGTCGTGCCTACTGGCCTTCTTCGCCTCCCGGCCCGATGCTCCGGCCCCGACTTGCACGAGCGTCTTCGTAGTGCGGATGCGCCGCCAGGAGCCGAACATATTGCCCCGCATGAACAGCACTCGGGCGGGGTTCCCGCCCTTGCGCTCCTTCGCCTTCTCGCTGGCGGGCTCGAGCGACTTGAACTCCACGCCATCCGCAAGGCCCCGCTGCGCGTTGTGGCTCTCGCGGATCTTCGTTGTCATCAACTCCCCCGCTTCGGCCATGCTCGGCTTCAAGTCGTCGAGCTGCCTGGACAGGGAATTGAGCCAGGGCGTGATGTCCTCGCGTAGCTTAACCAAGCTCGACTTCCACGGTATGAGGCGAGCCCGTCTTGGGCCGCGCCTCGTGGGATTCGCAGGTCACTGTGAAGTATTCGTTCTGCGTCCACGTCGGCCCGCTGCCGTCTACGAAACGCACTTGCAGCCCGTACTCGACGTTCATCCAGTTCGTGCCCACAACCGTGATCGGAGACGAGGAAAGCGGCTCGTCGCCATCGCGCACGATAGAGAGAGTCAGATCCTCGCTCACCACGTCGCCGCCCGAGCTAGTGATCGTGAACAGGTACACGGCAGGCTCGGGCTTGAGGAAGCGCCCAGCGGTGTAGCGCACCGACACGCTGCCGTCCGTGTTCGTGAACGTCTCCACCTTGAGCGGGATACTCATCTCGGGCGGGGTTACTTCGTCCTCGATTGCCGCGTGCGCCTGGCGCAATGCCTGCACATAGGACATGGCGCGGTGCCCGAACTTCGAGCCCGTGAATGTGAACCCGTCGTACTCGCCCGAGTAGAACTCATCCTCCTGCCCGATCTGCTGCATGGCCACCATGTCAGCGGCCAGAAGTGACGTGATGCGGATCACCATCTGCGGCAAGGCTGCGTCGCTCTCGGGCTGTACTGGCGTCCGCATGATCGGGGACAGCCAGGCGTCCGCGAGCTCCGTCGCTTCGTCGACCGTAGTGGTCTGATCCGCGCCAGCGGTTACGATGTCCCCCGCCTCGGGGAACACCTGGAGAACGTCAGCCCAGGCGCAATACGCCATGACTCACCTACTGCGCGTCAAAGGAGGGGATCAGGATCGTGAACGTCAGCGTTGGTACGTCAAAGCTCGCATAGTAACTTTCGCATTGTAATCTCCTAAGAACCCCGCCGGCCAGAAGCCTTTTCAAATCCATGCTAGGGCTCCTTAAGCGGGGGGCGAAAGCCGCCCCCCGTCTCAGGTTGAAGTCGCCTACTCGGCGTTGTAGATGGTGCCGACCCACGCGCCAGCGGTGCCGTTGATGCTGCGCGCAACGGCGACGCCGTAGAACGTGGAGTAGAGGTTGATGCCCCGGTACTCGGGTCGCCACTCGACGCCGACGTTCAGCTCAGTCCCAGAGCTATCACCGGGGAGGTTGACGGGCTTCCAGATCCACTCAGCGCCGCGCTTCGCGTAGAAGTGCGTCTTTGTGGAGTAGGGAGCTACGTAGGTCTGGAATCCCGCGATGTTGCCGACGAAGTGTCCGCCAGTCGGGCCGGCCATGAGCGGCGATTCGTTACCAGCCGACACGAGCACGCCGCTGCTGGCGTACATGCTCGACCAGTCAGACGGGGCCAAACACATGAAGTACGGGCCAGGAGCCCCATCGGCTACGAGGTTCGCATACGCCTCGGCGGCGTGGTCAATGGTCATGGTGCCTTCGTGATCCACATCGTTGCCGGTGGCCGCTTCAATGGCAGTCTCTATGAGGGAGTCCACCTGCTTGGCGTAGGCGGTGGAGAACTCGTCGATGACGGCCCGCGTCGCGTCGGCGGCAGAGAACTGAATCACGCGATCCGACAGCGTGTAGTCGGATACGTAGGCGAGGACGGTCGCGCTCTGCGCGTCGATGTCCACAGTGCCGGGCGTAACCGCGTCGCCCTCGGTGTGAGCCGCGAAGGTAAGCGCGTCGATGGAGGGAAGCTCGATAGTCATGCCGGCGGCAGAGTGCTGCCGGTTGGTAGCGAGCGCCTTGTGAGTCGTCTTGAGTGAAGCCGACTCAATGATTTCGTTGGCAATCACGGTCGGGTTGAGTGCTACAGACCCGTCTCCGAAAGTGCCTAGCATGTCAAAAGCCATTACTGCTCCTTACGGGCGGGCTAGCTATCGACAATCCTGCCGTCAAACATGGCCTTCATGATCTCCTCCCGGTGCTCTCGGTAGAACTCGGGGTCGGCGACCTGAGCCTGCGTGAATGTCTTGGGACTGCCGGGCTTGGGGGTTGACCCGCCGCCCATCTTCTCAGTCTTCTGCGCCTCAAGCACGCCAGCGTTGTAGGCATCCTGTGAAGCCTTCGCCTTCTGTAGGATCTCCTCCACGGGAGAAGCACTGTCGTCCTTGAGGAACACGTCGTTGATGCCCTGCTGCGCGGCGTCGCGCTGGATGGTCAAGGACCGTCGCTCTGCTTCGAGTTCGGCCTTGTACTTCTCTTGCAGGGCGGTGAGTTCGTCCGCCGTCTTGGCTTCGGCCACTTCCTTCTGGCGCGCGGCTTCGGCCTGCCCCTCCTTCATCGTGGCGAGTTCCGCTTCTGCGGTCTTGCGCCGGTCACGTTCTTTGATGAGGTCGGGATACAGCGGGTTCTTGCTGGCCTCGCCGCCTTCAGCCTTCTGGCTCTCCGGCTGCGCGCTCGCTTTGTCTTCTGACATCGCTAGGCTCCTAGTAGTTTCTGACGTTCCGACTCCTCGGCCTTCTGGACGACTCGCCGCTCGTCGGTTCCTGGCTTGGCCTTCATCGCCTGCTTCTGCTGCGCGTCTAGCCAAACTTCTCGCATGAAGATCACACTGCACTGGTCGTTCGGCCTCAGCGGGGGGAACCCCTGAAAGCCGTCACCGAAGTTATGCGTATTCCATTCGTCCTCAGACATCACAAGCCCATGACGGGCGAGGGAATCTTCTCCGCTGTTCAGCCCGAGGACAGATATCCACTTGTAGAGCCGCTTCGCCTCGTCCGGCTCTACCTCTTGTGTCGCTTCTCGATACGTCGCCTCTGTGATCCTGCGGGGCTCAGTGCGCGCCATCATGCGCGCGCGCGTCTCGGCCTTGAGCGTCCTCGTGGGGAGTGACAGGTCTTCGATGTGGCCGGACTTCATGAGCTTGGCGCGGAGGGCGTCTTCGCCTGAGCCCTGGAGGATCTCCTGCGTAACCAGCTTGCGGAGTTCCATCACGCCGTCTGCGCCGAGGTTCTTAGCCGCGAGGTCGTAATGGTCCGTGGCCGCGCGCATCATGCTTGCCACGTCGCGGGACGTTGCCTTCAACACAGCCTGTTTGCCTGTCGCTTCGGCTACAGACTTAGCAAGCCGTAAGCGCCCCAGCTTCGCGGCCTGCGCGAAGTGCCGCCGCGCCTCGCGGGAGTAGGCGGACTCCGGGCCGAAGTGCTTGTCCGCGATCTTGAGTAGATCCACCTCTAGCCTGTCGGCTGCGCGCTTGAACTTCGTCTTGTCTCCGGTGGCGAGCAGTCTCAGGAATCGCTTTAGGCGCTTCTCCGTGGCGGCATCCATGAGCTTGCCAGCCTTGGCCGCTATCTCCTCGAACTTGCCTTCAAGCTCCGCAAACCGGCGCATCTCGCCCTTATGCACGCTGTCTAAACTCATTGGGCTAGCTCGTCCTCAAGCTCTTGGTCGAAGCGGTCAACTGTCTGCACGCGGCCCTTCTGCTTACCGATGTCGTCAACGATCTTCTGCGCCTCGTCCGGGTTCTCGATCCCTCGGCGCTTCATGACGGCCTCAAGGTGGGAGAGGAGCCCCGCCTGCATCTCGGCTATGATCGTCTCAAGGGCTTCTTCATCGGAGACAGGCACGATAGGGCTGGCCCACTCGACCGCTACACCCGCGTCCTCCTGGAGCTTCGCGCCGCGCCACATAGGGCTCGCGCTCATCTGCGCTAGCGCGCGGTACTTGTCCTTAACGTGCTTCTCGAAGTTCTTCCGCTTCTTCTTCACGTAACCAGCAAGGCGGTTGAACTCGTAGAACTTCGCCCGACCCGACTCGGCGGCCTTGGCCTCACCGAACACAGCCCCAAGCCCGTGGGAACTTGCGGGCGTGTGCGCCTGCGAGAAGAACAGGTTGAGCTGCACCTTGAGCGGGTCGAGTAACACGTTGACATCAAAGGTGGGCGTGATGTAGTGAACGCCGTCCGCGAAGTCCTTGTCTGCCGCGATGCCGCGACCAATGCCGCGCGTGATCGGACTATCAACGCCCGCCTCACCGGGGAGCACGAGCGTGGGGAAGTAGTGGTCGATGTTGTAGAGGATCTGCGAGTAGTTGCGGTTTACCTGTTCCGCGCGCTTATAGGCCGGGTCGATATCAGACTTGCCCTCAAAGGCCCCGAGTTGGTTCACATTCCACAGCGGCACTACTGGCACTACGCCGAAGGGGTTGTCCCCATCATCGGTGGGCATCCAGCGATCCCCCGTCATGGGGTCTACCGGCGTGAGCGTCGTCCCGAGGTAGACGTGCCATATCTCATCCGTGATGATCTCGGTGCGGATGTCGCGGTTAGGCTGGTCCGTCCGCGTGTCCCTCGGGAGGATGGCCCCCGCCTCCATGTCGTAGACGGTCACGAACGTGACGCCCCGGAGAACCTTCTTGCTCCGCCCTAGCGCGGCCTCGTTGTAGAACGGGATGAATGTGCCGGGGTTGACGGCCTCGAACTCCACGAGGTCGGGGCTGACAGGGATCTCCGTGGGCACGATGCGGTCAACGCACCATCCGAACGCCCCCGCCATCGTGGATAGCGTGAGTGAGTGCGCTCCGTGCAGATCGTTGCTTGTGGCGATCTCCTGGTATGTAGAATTACTCCCCCCGTGTTCAATCGTCACTTCCACGCCATCGCCCACCGTTGCCCCGGCCAGCACCTCGAGGGCGGAGGGGCAGAGCCCTAGCGATTCCTTGGGGCGCTTGTCGTAGCGTTCCTGGGATTCCGCGTAGCCTTTGGGGAAGTACGTCTCGCTGGCCAGCGTGTCGTGGTAGTGGTCGCTGAGGCGCTGGTAGAGATCCTGCCTGGCGTCGTCGTCTTGCCGCCTTGCGCGCTCGAGGCTGATCTGGATAAGCTGGTCGCCTGTAAACGGCATGTCTACCCCACGCTCTTTACGCCGAGATAGCCCTTACGCATCTGCCAGGCGATGCTCAGGGCAATTACGCAATCATCGTGATATCCCTCCGGCGCGCCCGAGTGCTCCGACGCTGAGTCCTTCCACTCGTACACAAGCAGCTCGTCCGCCGTGGCCTTGTCGCTTAAGCGGATGTCGCCGTTACGCAGGGCGATCTCTAGCTCCTCGATCATGACGGGCTTGGACTTAGTGCTCGTTACCCAGCCGAAGCGGACGCGCTTCCTGCCGCGCTCGTCCCACTCCCTGTGCCGGTAGAGGCGGTCGGCAATGCCGAGGCGCTCCAGCTCGAGGATCACCGTGCCGCCTGGCCCGGCCTTCTCAACGCCCACATGGCCAGGGTACTTGTCGGCCAGCTCCTTGAGCTTGCGGGCGAACACGTCCGGCCTCCACTGGCCCCTCAGCGTCTCGCACTGCCTGCCTGTGGCCTTCTCAAGCACGGAAGCAACGGAGAAGTCGCCGTCTTCCGAGCCCTCTGCGACATCTACACCGATGAGGAAGGGCGAGTCCACGCGCTGCTTGTAGGCGGTCTTGATCGCCTGCGTGCGCTGCTCGTCCGTCATGCGTGCAGCACTCAGCGAAAGATGCTTCGCCTCGAACACTACTGCGCCTGACTGGAGGAAGTCGCAGTCGTACTCCTGCGCGGCCTTGCGCTTGCCCAGCGGCTTCACGGCCTTCTCGTACCACTCACTGTCTCTGTGGGGGTGCTCGTTCCAGTTGAGCCGCACGGGCAGGAAGTCCCGCTCCTCGGCGTGGCTCCATAGCTCATGGAACAACCCCCCGACTCCGTTAGGGGTCGAGAGGGCTATGCACTGTCCGCCGCCGGCTAGTGTCGGCTGTAGGCTCGTGAACATCTCGTCCGCGTGGGGGTGAAAGGCCAGCTCGTCAAGGATCACTACCGTTGCGGTGTAGGTGCGCCCGATGCTCGGGGACGCGGGGAGGAAATGGAGGGCGGATCCGCCAGTGAACTCTATCGTTCCCTTGTTATCTTCCGTTCTGGTGTCTAGGACATCGGAGATCGCAGGGGCGAGGTTCGCAAGTATGGCGTCCGCCCGTTGCTTGAGGTGCCAAGCGTCTTTCTCCCGCTTGGAGACGACAAGGATCCGCTCGCCTGGATTGAACAGTGCCCGGTGGACTGCGTAGGCCGTGACGAGCCAGGAGGCGAACATCTGGCGGGGCTTGAGCACGATGACGTTGCGGCCCGAAGTGAGCGCCGCAGCGATCTGCCGCAAGTAGTCGTATCTCGGGAAGGGCTTGCAGAGCCGCTTCCGCCTGTCGGCCTCGTTCTCGTCCACCGTGTTGACGCAGGCAGTGGCCCATAGCCAGAAGTCGTCACGGAATGCCCTGAGTGCGGCGAGGTCTGCTTCACTGTGCTGTAGGCTCGCTTCCACTTTCGCCGTTCTTGAGGAGTTCGTTTAGCGTGAGCGTGCGGACATCCAGGGAGCCGGTCACGTGGTGATCCTGCACGTCGCGCCAGCCAGCCATGTTCTTGAGCCAGAAGATGAGCGACGGCACGCAGCCCTTGTGGTCGTCATTCATGCCGCGCTCGTAGAGCTTGTGGCTGGCGTTGCGGATGGCAGATGCTTCCGCGAGCTCGACGTTCTGCTTGAACTCAGGATCTTTCTCAAGCCATAGGTAGAAAGTCCCCTTGGGTGTATGCGCCGCCGAGTACGCCGCCAGCCGCGAACAACCGCCCGTCTCAAGTGACTCGATGATGGCGGCTTTCTTTCGGTCCATTAGGTCAGGCTTCTTCGCGTTCATCTCGGTTCCAGCGGGATGCTCGGTACGTCCTCAGCCGGTGGGCCGCCTTGCTGCCACTCTTCCCACTGGAGGACTTCTGCCTCGAGTTCAGCGATGCGCTCTGCTTGCGCCGCTATCAGCTCGTCCTTCTGTGCAATGGTTTCGTTGAGCTGTTCGATCTGCTCAAGTAGTTGGTCGATCTGCTCCGCATCGCCTGCTGCGACGAGCGTTAGGAGTTCGCCGATATCTGCGTGCGCTAGCTGCTGTTGCGCCCTTACGTCGTCAGCACCTTCTACTTCGCTTGCTCTAGTGTGTCGCTGCTGGATTTCTTCGAGGGGCATTAGTGGCCTTTAGAAAGTGCGGGGCGGGCTTGGATGTGTGGCAGAAGGTGGGCCGGAGGGGAGCCGGTCTGCCGCCCGCCCCGCTAAATGAGGAGACGCCCGCCGCCTTGTGGCTCCCTTTGTTCAAGTATGAGCTGTAGCGCCCTGTAGACAGTGGAGTGTTCCCGCGTTACGAGCGTCACATGCCCTATAGCACAGAAACCTGCTGATATCCACGAAGCAGTGTAGGCGAAACATTTCTAAGGGATAATTTCAGATGGTATGCGCGTACTGGATGATCTGCTGGATGCGGCGCTCTGTGCGGTGTTCTTCGTTGGCGATGGTGCGGAGGGCGTCCATAGGCTTCGCGCCTCGGGACGTGTAGAGCTTCCACTTGTTGATGATGCGGCGGTAGAACTCGTTATAGTGGTCGGGGTCGGTGCGGATGTAGTGGGATTTGCCGCCGTGGACGGAGCGGAAGTCTTTCATGTACTGCTTGCTGGCCCCCTTGTGGACCTCGAGGGCGAGTTCTGTTACTGTCTCGTCTACGGTGTCGGGTATTGCG